TGCATTAATGGACTGGATGGATGGAGCACTTGGAGAGAACCATGCCGACCATGACTGAAACCATTGAAGAGATATGCGAGCATTGGAGACTCAAGGGTCTGTTCGATGATGACCGTGTAGAAACCAAACTGAAGGAGATGAAGTCCAACATGTTACCAGATGGTAGCATGGTTGGGCACTTCCCACGATGGACTGCTGTGATTGATGAAAACGGATATACATGCAGTTGTCCCGACCACCAGTATAGACTGAGCATGTGCAAGCATCTCGGTGCACTGGCAAAGAGCGTCAAGGATTCATGGGACAAAGAGTTCCCAAGTGAGGACAGCAATGAAGATGGGTAGTTTGTTCTCAGGAATCGGAGGTCTTGAACTTGGACTCGAGCGTGCTATCCCAGGCTTGCAAACAGTCTGGCAGGTAGAGAAGGAAGAGTTCTGTCGTTCTGTTTTGGAGCGACATTGGCCAAATACAAAACGATATAACAACGTGCTTCATGTAGGGGCACACAACTTGGAGCCAGTAGATGTCATATGTGCAGGCTTCCCATGCCAGTCAGTGAGTATTGCTGGTAAGATGAGAGGGTTAGAAGATGAGGAAAAGTCTGGTCTTTGGTGGCACGTCCACCGGCTTGTTAGCGAGTTTCAGTCAATCGGACGACAACCAATACTCGTGTTGGAAAATGTCGCAAACATCATTCGAGTGGGCGGACCCGACGTTGTTGGAAGTCTTGCCGCAATCGGGTATGACATCGAGTGGACGATTATATCAGCTGCACAATGCGGAGCACCCCACCTCAGACGCAGGTGGTTTGCAGTCGCCTACCCAAGCACCATTGGATACTACATGCGAAACGCAATGGAATTTGGAGAACTCGTTGACGGTCGATGGACTACTGCCAACTCCAACCAAGTCAGGAGCGGAACATCGGACACGGTACAGTCAGGGCGGTCGTCCACTCATGTACATGATACAGCAGGGCATGCTGCCGACACCAACAGCATCCGATGCGGGACCGGCAGCGATACTCAACGAGAACACCAACATCGTGTACACGGGGAAGGGGACACCACGCAAGGTATCCAACAACGGAGTGAATGGCAGTCTGGGATTGGCGAGGACAGTTATGCTTCTACCGACACCATCAGCACACGAACACAAGTACAGACTGAAGGGCAACAGCCAAGCAAGCAAGTGTCTGGAAGCAAGAGCAAGACGTACTGGCAAGGATTTCCAACTCAATCCCCCGTTTGTAGAAGAAATGATGGGATTCCCAATCGGGTGGACAGACTTAAATCACTCGGAAACGCAGTCGTCCCACAATGCGCAGAATGGGTCGGACAACAAATCGTAAACTCAGGACTACTGGAGGTAGCATGTTCGCAGAACAACTAAGAGAAACATTGTCAACCGTAAACAAGACTGAACTGTCACGTGTCATCGGTTGTCATCGAGACACAGTAGCCAAATGGCTATCCGGTAAACAAGTGCCAAGCGTCAAGCATCTGATGCGGATGTGTGTGTATCTGTACCCAAACGATTGGGAACATGCTGTACTGCACTTCGCTGTGTTGATAGAAGCAGAAAAATGAGTTACACTACCGTACATGCTCCTTGCATGGTAGGTTGGGGTAGGGGTGGTTCCCTACCCTTTTCTGTTAGTGTTGGTGGTGGTGATGATTAGAGGATTCGGTTCGTGGCTAAACAAGGCAATGCACCGCAACTCGATCAGCACAACCTACATGGCTGATCAAGCGGGACTACATGTCAACACGATTAACAAGTACCTATCTGGAGCGTATGAGCCACGCATGAGCAACCTCATTGTACTTGTCACTGTCATTGCCAACAAAGAAGAGCGCAGTCCCACACAACTCATGTTCGAAGCGATTACCAGCATGGACGAGATGAAGATGGTCGAAGCCAGGTGGCGCAAAAAAATCAAAAGGAGTTCAGAGGCTGGCCGGCCCTGAACTCCAGTAGTGATTTGGTGTTGTAGAAACTTAACGCTGCCCTTCTCTAGTGTCAACAAGTTCTTTGAGAACCTTGAACAGCAGTTCGATAAGGTCTTCTGCTAACTCTTGGCGTTCTTCTTTGGTCAACCCACCACGGCTATGCATGACAAGTTTCTTGATGAACAGTACAAGTTCGGGTGTGAGTGAAAGTAAATCTTCGTTCATTTTCTTTTCCTTCTAACTGGGGTTACTCTTTTACCACGACCAACACTACTCTTCTGTGAAACCTTGGAGCGGTATTGGCTCTTGCTCATCTCTGAGCGTGTACGTGGTGTCTTACTACTAACACGTTTGGAAGGTCTGCAATACGGTGTACCTTTTCTTTTGGTACCACACGGTTTACCAGACTGGTCCTTCCACTTCTCTTTGCCCCATCGCTTCAGTGCTGCACCCTTCTTGGTCTTGCGTACTTGACCCTTCGACTTGCGACACTTGGCAATCGCCTGTGAAGCACGAGCAGATGGAAACACTTTGTAGGAGTCCTTAACCTTGTTGTAGCATGCGTCTTTCATACGTATAAGTATACCTGTAAATAGAAATTAACGTCTAGATTTTTTACCAACACACTTCCATTTCTTGCGTGATAGGTTGTTGGGGGTGTTGGGGTCGTTGCGTTTTTTAGCAGACAGTCGTTTCTTGATTCCATAACTGCGTGCGCAATAGGAATCTCCTTTCGGTGTCCCTGCTTGTATACGATCCTTGCCACTCTTTGACTTGCCTGCTTGCCCATAGCTGACCTTTCTAGTGCGACCAGTCTTCTTATTCTTGACAACCTTGACAAACCGTTTACCACGTGCTGGAGTCCGTTTCTTTCTAGCTGGCATTGTCCACCCTAATTAATGATGCTTTTATCTCACTAATCATTGTACTCATTGTTGTAACACTTTGCTCAAGTAATGACATTCTTTTATCCAAGTCGGTCATTTCTTGTACGATGGTTTGGCGTATTGTTTCTTCTTTATCTTGCATGTCCTTGATGACACCATCATACCTGGCACGCAACTCTTGTTCTTTAACTTCAGCCTTGGCTTCACGCTCATCGGCTCTACGTTGAAGGTCCTTGTTTTGAGTGTACAGGAAAATGGCAAACGCCACATTTGCCCCACCACTCATTAAGAGTTGAACAACTTCTCCTTCCATATTACCTCCAACGGGAAAAGGAGTGCTCCGAAGAGCACCCCCAAACAATCATACAACTTACAATGAGAAGTACATAACAGTGATTTGATCACCGTTATTTGGTGCTGCACCAAATGTGATTCGAAGCACACCGCCAGTTCCACCATCAGCAGACAATGTATACTGGTCTTGTCCAGAAGGTGAAGATTCAACAAGACCCATCGCCAAACCGTTTCGGAATACAATGGCACCACCAAGCATAGTATCATCAGCTTCAGCAGAAGCATCGAAGGTGGTAGCAGTACCATCACCTGCAGACAATGTTTCATATGAAGCAAAGAAGTTCAACTTAGGTGCACTGATTGCTGCATCTGCAACTTTAGATGAAACAACAGAACCATCGCCCAATGCTGCACTAACAACAGCACCATCAGCAATCTTTGCTGAAGTAACAGCATCGTCAACCAACTCTGCTGTATCGACAGCATTGTCAGCAATCTTAGCATTGGTTACTGCATCTGAAGCAAGTTGAGTTGATGTAATACCACCATCGTCAACCTTCAATCCAGCAGGTGCAACAGCAAGAGTAGCACCGTCCAAAGAGATTTGAACATTACCAGACAAGTCATCTTCAAGTCCATCACCCAAGTTGATTTTACCGGCAGTGATTGAACCAGCGAGTTTTGCATTGGTTACTGCAGAATCAGCAATCTTGGCTGTGGCTACTGCGGCTGCAGCAAGTTTACCTTCAGTGACTGCCAGGTCATTAATCTTTGCTGTTTCTACAGCACTTGATGCAAGTTTACCAGCAGTTACAGATGCGTCAGCAAGTTGAAGTGTACCAACACCAGCAGTAGAAATCTTGATACCACCAGCACCAACAGTAAGACTAGAACCATCTAAGTCGATAGTCAAGTCAGATACAGCAGCAGAACCGTTGTACGATGTCATTGCGATACCGTTACCAGCACTCAATGAACTAAGGTTAGAACCAAGTGCAACACCACTGATAGTAGAGTTGGCGAGCTTTGAGTTCGCAATGGACCCGGCCAACATATCGTTCGTGATACCTGCATCTTTTACTTGGAGAGAATCTGATGAAATCTCAAGAGATGAGTCATCGACATTGACAGACAAAGTGTTGCCAGACTTGGCTAAACCATCACCAGCAACGATGTTAGCAGCACCATTGAACTGAGTAAAGTTAATGTCGTCTGTGCCTAATTCAGGAGCAGAATCGTTAGTACAAGTAAAGCCAAGATTGTCGTTAACGGTACCGGCTTTGACAAACACTGCTGCAGCTGGGAACTCGCTTCCTGCATCCATATCAGTAGCACGACTCCAACCACCAGCAGCCACCACATAGATTCCATTTTCTGTCGCATCGCTTTGGTCCTTGACTAAGATTCTATCACCTGCTGAGAGAGATACACCGTCAACAGTCTGTGTTCCACTCAGTGTGATGTTCGCAGTAGTAGCGGCTTCTACGGCTTCTTTCCAGTGCAATCCACTGACCAATCCGTCTACATATGATTTAATGGCAACATCGCTATCCGAACTCGGTGTAGCTGCTGCGAGGGTACCTGTGAAGGTATAGTTTGCGCTAAGGTCCAACTTGTTGTTGTCAATAGCATTGTTTTTGATTTGCTCTTTGGCGATTTGTACTGCCATGATGGCTCCTATCTTTCTACATAAATAACGACCAGATTGTCGTCACTTGATGGTGTAAACTGTGTTGTAAAATTTGTGACCGTGGTTTCTCCAATGTCCGAGAACAGTTGTAGAATCCCATTCCAATATACCTGTAAAGTACCCGATTTGTAGGCACTGCTTACTGTGAAACTTTGGGTGGAACCGTCAGCCTGAGAGGATATATCCTCGTACTCTAGATTGACCGTGCCACCCCCAACTGGTTCGAAGGGACTGGCTACTGGCATCAGTTACTCCAAAAGATGTACGAAGCGTCTACTGTCACTGTGGTAGAACCATTCACCTTGAAGAACAAATATGCTTTGTCACTTTCTGTATCGGGCTGTACTGGCAGTTTAAACTCGAATACACCACTACCTGTACTGGTTGTTGTGATGCCTGTTGCTATGGTACCATCTGTATCTGGAAACCAAATGTCATCACCTGCTTCATCCCAAGTACCTTTGATGGTTACTGTGGTGTTACCAGATGCCAAGCCTGTCATGCGTACGATGATAGTTTCGATGCGCCCTTTGAATGCACCTTGAGTATCAATCTGCTCTGTGGGTGCAGTGCTCAATGTGTGCTCATGAAACTTGCTTGCTGAAAAGTTTTGTCCAACTGCAGTTACATCATCAGTCGCTGAGCTTTTGTAAAATGGTGTGTTGAGAATCATTGTTCCTCCGGTGGTTTATTGTTTGGGTATGATTTTATCACGTTCTGTTTTCTCTGACTTCTTTTGTCGCTTCCTCATTTCTCGCAGCAGTTCATCCAAGCGTTCTTGCTGCTGTATTTGTGGTTTCTTTACACGACCAGGTGTAATCAAACCAAATGTAGCACCTACACGCTCCGTTGGAGTAAGTTTTTGATATGGTGTACCCTCACCAGAAAACAGTTTGGAATAATCGTTTGCTATTCTTTGTACACCAAGAGCATCCACAAGATTTAAAAACGCTTCAAGTTTTTCCATTTGATACTCGTCCAAATCGTAAACGTAGAACTGGTCATCATCCATACCTTTGGTGCCATAGTCTTCTTGTGTTGCTATACGACCTGTCACTTTACCACCAACTATCAACTCGATGTTGTCTAGCAAGTCTTGCTGGTCTTTTGACATGGCTTTGAGATATGGAATGTACGCAGGCGGAAACTTCTTTGGTACGTACTTGCGGTCTAACTTCATGACTGCTTTGATCTTCGGGTCAATAAATCGCTCGACAACTGGAAAGAATCCCTTATCAGAGTCTACAGTTCCGTAGAAGTTAACCAAGTCAAGCAGCAACCCTACACTCTCCACTGCCGGTACAGCAGGACGCATGTTGTAGAAGTCATACTCTGACTTGTCTCCTCCAGGTTTGTACTCAGTCAAACCACGCACTGCTGTGTATGTTGGTAAAAATACTTCATGTGGAAACCGCTTGTCATCATTCAAGGCTCTAGACAGTTGATTCATACCTCGATGCAACTTGATCATATTCAAGTATCGGGTCAGTGTATTTGGATTCAACATACCCAAAACCAAGTCTACTGCTGACTGACGTGAAAAGTTGTAGAATACAAACGCATACGAAGACAATGCCTTCTCAGGTGCCGTCAAGTCGTTGTAGTCAAACAATGAACGTCTAGCAAGTTCTACTGCTTCATCAAATGCCATACCTTCTTCGAGAGCCTGTATCATAGCACCACTACGAAACATCATGTCTTCCATCACCATTGTTTCAGACAGCAGGTCAGACGCTTGAACAAACTTGTTCTCTGCTGCCGTTGCATAGGCTTTCATTCTGTCCATAAAGCCTTTGCTAAATCCACTGTACTTCTTGTTGTTGGCTTCTAGGAAAGTGATCAACTTACCTTCTGCCAATACATTGTCAATGAAGTTGAACGTTGTTCGCACACCTGACTTAATAATGGCATCGTAGATTTGACGATGTGTGTACTTCTGACCTGTAGGCGTTGTGACTGCTATCTCATATGCCCTAGGGTCAAACTCATTGCGTCCGTACCACACAGTTTGACCAGCACCTGCCAATGCCTTTGGACTTCTAATACCCCTACCAGTAGTGGCATAGGTTACAAGATTACCTGTGGAAACACCCAAACCGTGTGAGCGTGTTGCTGCCCCTAGTGTCAAGGTGTAGAACAGCTGCTGTGCATACCCAACAATTTTTTGAACGACACCCAACGTTGGGCTTTTTGCCTTACGAGTCATAGGTCCAACATTATCATCAATCCACTGACGTATTGTACCTTGCACTTTCTGCAAGCCGTAACGACCAAACTGTTCTTCAAATGCCTTGTATTCTCTTAAACCAAATAACAGTTTGCCATACTCTGGGTCTTTCATAAACTGAGCAAGAGTCTGCTCCATTTCTTCAAGTGTATATCCACGTTCAAGTATACCATTGTTGCGCAGAATAAGGGTACTGTACTCATTAGCCTTGTATGCCATGTCACGTACCGTATCTGGATTGGATGGAGTTTTAAGTATATCGTGTATCTTGCCAAACTCTGTGTCTGTTAGGTCCATACGGGTACTCAACCACTCCAACTGTGCCAACAAACCTTGCTGACGTACCGACTTGTACTCATCTTTAATCTCTTGTAGTTGCCCTTCGTACTTGTCACGTATTGCCTGCCTGGCACGTTCATTGGCTGCAACTACACCCTGTTTCTCCATAGACTCAATCTCTTTACGAGTTTCCATCAATTTGGCGGCTTTCTCTGCACGTTCCTTCTCGTATCGATTCCGTATTTCTTTTTCTTTCTTCTTAAGTTCTTTACGGAGTTTGGCTACTTCACTGTCTGGTTTGTCTTTCTTGGGTATGGCAGCGTATTCGTCTTTACGCTTCTGTTTGATTTCTTTGTACTTATCGTCAATGGCTGTTTTCTTGGCAGCAGCTTCAGCATCTATTTTGCCTACATCTTCAGCACGTTCTTTTTGAGCACGCTTAAGTATCTTTCCATGCTTTTCTTTGATTTCAGCCTGTTTTGCATTGTACTGTTTTCTAGTTAACCCAGTACCTGCAAGTGCCTTGTACTCTGCTTGTGCATTTGCCTTGATTTTTGCTTCTTGTACCTTGTATCGTTTGTTTCGCTTCTTGTTATCCTCTTTGCGTTTTGTTTCAATAGGTTCCTTTTCAGCCGTAGCCTTTGCATCTTCTTCACGAGTTATCTTTCCAATCTCAGTTTCAGTTTTCTTTTCTTTGGCTTTTTCGATGCGCTTTTCATAGTCTTCTTTAATTGGAGCAAACTCTCTCTCAATCTTTGCTTCTTTGGTTTGACGCAGTGACTCTATGTCAAGAGTGTACTGTGCTTTGATAGTCTCCAAAGAATCTAAGACCTCTAACTGCCCTTCGTCAGTCACAGTCTGTAACTCGTACTTCTTCTCAAACTTTACATCGAACTCAGTGTCGTCTACAAGTTCCTGTACCTTTTCAAGTATCTGCGATTGGATGTCGTCTAGTTGATCAACATCTACTTCTGATTTTAGTTTTTGGTATCGTAGTTCCATGTCTGCGTAGGAACGCAGATTGCTCATGATGTCTTCTGTTACTGCTGTTGTTGTTGCAAGTTCATGTATAGTTGCTCTCATTAAGTTATCGAATGAGTCTTGCTCTACATCTTGACCTTTAAACAACGTACCTGCATCTGTTGGCTTCATATTGCGGTTAATCATATCAACCAACAAACCATCATGGATTCTACGCATCTCAGCATAAAAGTACGCAGCGGAACCCAACCGTTCAATACTTGCCAATGCTTGTTCAGCATTGACTTTACGTATGTCATTCGGGTCAAGCGTCTTGTTGATTTTATAGTATGCAACGTCCCGTAGTTTAGTTGTTGGGTCGTTCGGGTCCATAATGTCAATGCGCTCTTCTTTGATGCGCTTGCTCCACTCATCTACACGCTGTCCAAAGATGCTCCAAAAGTTACCAGGGTCTGCAACTATTTCATCCGCCACATCTGCTAGAAACAGTTTGTAGGCTTCCTTACCTTCTGTGGAATACAAGTCCTCGAGTACTACCTGCTTGTACGCAAACCCTCTGTCGTAGTAGTTCATGTTAAGAATTTCATAGTCTGCGTAAATCAGTTGTCTGAACATGTAGTCTAGGGTGTCTTCCAAACCAGCCTTTTGTTTTAGTGCACCTACATCGGTTTTGGGTACAGGTCCAATCACCAAGTGACCAACGGCATCCATTACTTCAATGTCACCATCAATCCCGTATTCCTTACGCATTTCCTTTGACTTGGGTTTTATCAACTCTTTTGTTTGCTTCTTAAGTTTCTCGTCAAGTCCTGCCGCCTGTCTCTGAATGCGTTCTACCATGCGGCTCTGCTCATATGCCAGTGCATTTACAGGTGCCGTCTTAGGGGTGTTCATGTCTTTGAGTACCGGTTTGCTACGACCCAGTGCTCTTCTAGCCCATGCGTTGGCAGAACCAAAGGCATCCGCCATAGTGTCATACATTGACCTTGCTGCATCAAAAGGAAGAACGCCTTGTCTATAACTGGTTCCCTCTGCTTCCTTTAAACGCTTTTGTAAACTTGGACTAAGTAAGTTTATGTCCTCTGTCGTCAAGCCCTCTTGCAATCCCATTGCTTGCCTGGTGCTCACTCGGTCAAGTATTTCATTGTAATCATCACCGTACAGTTTACCTTGGTCAAGTGACGTGGTAATCCTTTCGTACGTTGCTTCTGGCAATGGCAGTGACTCTATTTCAGATTTAAGTAAACTAGCATCTACATCATCTAAGTAAAACACAATGTCAGGTTTGTCAGCACCAATCATTCTTGCGTCAAAGTCACTACCATATCGACCACGTGCTTCTACGGCAGGTACCATTTCCATACCAGTACGAGTCCTTGGAGTGATTGCTCTTTTTAACACTTGCCCAATAGGGTCGTTGTTAACACGCTCTAGAAACTTTGGGTAAGCATCTTTATGAATAGCAGCATCACGACTAACAAACTGTATCTTCTCTAATCCACGCATACGTGGTGTGTTTTCAAATACCATTTTGCGAGCGTAAATAGTGTCAAGCGCATCTTGTGTTCGACCTATTTTACTTAAGCCAGTAACTTGATCAGCAGCACGACTATTGTACAAGTCTTCTAGATACTCCAAGTCGGCTCTCTTTTTAATGTCTGTTACCGTGTCTGGCTTTCCGCCTTTACCTTTTTCGATTGTGCGAGATATACCAGTACCACCACCACGCTGTTTGGCATTGTTTATGGCCTGCTCAAACCCAACCTGTTCTGCTTCATCAAGTATTTTTACGTACTCGTTGTATTCATCCAGTGCTTTGTTGTTGGTGTACAGTTCGTCTAATTGCTTAACTGCTGTAACTTCATCAATGCCTTGCTCGTCAACCAATCTTTTCAGATTAGTAGCATAGCCAGTTTCATCCAATCCAACATTTGCCAAATCATTGAGTGGAGTAGCACTCTTGTTGGCTACGTTTCTAGCCGACAAACTTTTCTGCACGTCTGCTGTGAGCAATACACGACCGTCACCCATACTCCAGTTGTTTATTTTGTCAACATGCTTTGGAGACATCTTCTTGGCTGTGTATGAAATCAAGTTGAAGTCATCGAGTATTGGCTTCAAGGTACTTGACCCTATTAACTTGGCATAGTCTGATGCGTTGTTTGCTTCACCAAGTGCTTTTCTAGCACGGTACAAATCTGAAGCGGTTGCCATACTCCCCAAACCTTTGACTGCTCCAACTGTAGCCGCTACATCAGGATTAAGAAAAAGGTCAAACGCTAGCAGTGTATAGTCCATTCTATTTCGTGTGGTACCAGTCACCCCTAGGTTATCAAGCGCATCACCGACATGACCTGTAATGCCTTTGTCGGCAGCAATCGCACCCAGTACTGGGTCTTCTGCATACTGTGGCTGTGTTAGTCTACGTTGCTCTTTACCTGCTGCGGCAAAGTCATCACCTGTAACCAATTTAATTGCTGGATACGCTGCATACTCTGTAGCACCAACAATGAGTGCCGTAGGCATACTCATTGCCAATCGAAGAGTATATCCCAATGGAGTTTCTATTGTACCTGCACCAAGCAACCCTTCCGCACCAAGTATCTGTGTACTTTCTGCTAAACCTGCATAGGCTTCAGGATTTGCCATTACTAGACTTTTGCGTACCGGGTCTAAATACCACTCACCACCACCAATATCACTGTACGCATCTACACGTAACATGGCCTTTCTGTTGGCATCAGTGGGCACCAAATCCACTGTCGTCTTTGGAATCAATGCTGCCATCTTTGGGTTTTCTGCAAAGTACCGCTTTAAGTCCATGTCATAGCTAGACAACAATGGACTATCAATGGTGTAGACATCGTCAGACAGTTGCTTGTTTGCTAGAAAGTAGTCATACACATTGGTTGGAATAGTAAAACTGGTACCGGCAGCATTAAAGCGATAGTGTGGAATCTTTGACTCCATAGCACGTGGCTCTCGCTCTGCCATATACTGTTGGACTTTGGCTTCTTTGATGTTGCGTAGATAACGCATTTGATCACCATCAAAGTCTGGTATACCTTTGCTTGGACCTTCGTCATCGAATCTTGGCAGCAATGCTTCGACCACACCGCCTTCTGGTTCTTTCTTCCCCTTCTTCTCTAATGTAGGCGCATCGGCAAAACCCATCAGTGTATCAAATACAGCCTGCTGTGCATCCACCTGCGATAGCCCACGCTCACGGTTTTGTTGATACAAATCCTTAAATGCGTTTACATAAATACCAACTTCTGCGTCATTCAGTGTAAACGACTCTTGAAGCAACTGTGGGAGTACTTCATCCAGTTGTGGTTCGAGATTGTACTCTTCTTGAAACTGACCGTAGGCTGTTGTACCAGGTTGTTCGCCCTCAAGTATGTATGCCTGTGGAGACATGGCACCAGCAAGTTTTTCTTTAAATGGCTTGTCTGGGCTTGGTATTGTTTGTGGCATCGAAGGCGTAATGCCAAACATAGGTTGTGCAGGCTGTACAGCAGTTTCCGCAAAGTCACCATAGTCTGCTGTAAATGCAGTTGACATCAAGTTATTGACCAACGCTTTGGCTTCTTCCTCTGTGTATTTAGGTACACCACGTGCATCCTTTTCTTGCATCAATCCTACTTCAAGGAACACAGGAATAGTCGCAGCATCTATACCCGACTGGAAAGCCATTTCCATCGCTGCGCCTTGCTGTGGATTTTGTTTCTTGACTTCTGCAATTAGTCTTTTGGCTTCAGGTGACAGTTTCATTTTACTTCTCTTGCATGTATGCCAAGTACATTAAGTCTAAGAACTCATTAGCCTTTTTCTGTTGAGAGATTGGTATTTCTGTACGGATTTGCTTTTGTGCGCTTTTGTACATTTTATCAGCATCTTCCGGCTTTGTTTCTTCGTTTACTGGAAACAAACGTCTAATCAATTGAGCACTTGCTTCATTCAATCCACGCACCTGCTTTGAGAGTGCCATGTAATCACCACGATTCTGTGCTTGGTTTTTCTCAACCATTTTGATTTGACGGTATTTCTTTGGGTCAAGTACACGCTCTAACTGTTTAATCACTTGGTCTTTATACTTTAAGTACGCAGGATTACTTGGACCAAGTTCCTGTGCCTTTTGCATAATCATTTCCAACGCAAGTTGTTTCTTTTGCATAGGCGTGCCAAACTTTACAGGGTCAAACTCACCTTGTAGTGTTGGTTTCTTTTGTGTTTGTAGTATGCGTTGATACAGTTCTTGGATGCTACCAGTTGGACGTGGTATTCCTGTTGGTGTTGGTGCTGGTGGTATAGTCAACTGTTGCCCTATTTCTATAAGGTTAGGGTCTTGTATGTCACTAGCCGTTGCAATGTCTGTATACCGTGTTGGGTCGTTATAGTATTGTTCTGCTATGCTACTTAGCGTGTCTCCTTGTTGAACAGTGTATTGCTGTTCAACTGGATTTGTGGTTTCTGGGTCTGCTACTAATGAAGCAATCTGTGCGCTTTGGGCTGCATCACGTGGATACAAACCATCAGGACCACTCGCACCCAATACATCCATTGCCATTTCTGTTTCAGATGTTGGTGCTGGTGTTGGTGCTGGTGTTGGTGCTGGTGGTCTATATGAACTTCTCAAACCATAGTCTTCAGTTGCTATCTGTCGCATCAAGTCTGTTTGGTTCAAGTCAGGTGCTGTGGGTGCTTGACCCGATACAAGTTGTTGCTCCAATGACCGTATACGCTCTTCAAGTGGAGTAATCATTGAACCGTAGTCTACACCTGGTGCTTCAGGTACCGGCTGTCTGTCTTTGTATGTTTCTGTTGTATATACAGTGCCGTCACCACCAGTCGTTGTAGTACCACCGCCAGTGTCTACTTGAGGTGGCAATCCTTGATACTTGTCAATAATGGCTCTTGCGGCTGCTGGGTCATTAGCAACTTTTTCTTGATAGTTAGCACGTATTGACTGCAAGCGTTCTGACTCACCTTGTGCTGCTACTGCGCTAGTAACCAATTTCTTAGTTTGAGGATCAAGTGTTGCATAGATTTGTTTTTCTTCTGGAGTAAAAAATGTTGGACTACTTTTTGTAATCATAGAACGTATTTTTTGCCCTTCTGCCCTATCCATAGCCCGGTTGTACGCATCGGCCGCAATTTTATCATTTGCGGCTATTTCATCAGTTAAAGACTGTTGAAATTGAACTTGACTCATTTTCTTTGGTGGTCTTGGTCCACGAGTACTTGTAGTACCACCGCCTTCAGTGGTTCTAATGGTTTGTTTACGCCCCTCTGCCCGCTCTGCTTCTTGCTTGTACTGCAACTCCTTCATGCGTATCTGTGCTTCTGCTTCCTTCAATCGAAGAGCCTGTACATCGCCTTTTGCCGTTTCAATCTGTTTGCGAATGTCAGCCTGCATATCTTGGTATGCTTTTAATCGAGCATCGTAATCAGCATATTCTCTGTCAATACGTTGTTTGGCATCTGCTTGGGCTTGCTTGATTAGCATGTACTTTTGCTGTGTTACCAAGTCAGCCCATGACTGTCCACTGGTTGTCTTTCTAGGGTCACGACCACTACCAGTGATGACGTATACCCCTTGCCCACCTACTTGTTGAATAGCCATCTTATTGTCTCCCTGTTACCATTTGTTGCAAAAGCAATGCAGCGGCTTCAGCCTCTCTCTGCCTATTTGGTTGTGCCATATAAGATACATCGTTAATGCTTCCGTCTTCAGTGAACAATGCTATTTGCGATGCGTCTAGTCCCAAGGTTGGTCCAATAGTTGTTTGCAATGCTTGTCGCCCTTGTGGAGTGCTTAAGGCTGATTGCGCAATAGCCTTGCCAGTTTCTTGTGCTGCTGCGATTTGACCTGCCTGTTGTACTTGCTGTTGGGCAAAATTACCAAGTAGACGCTCTAGTGCTATTTGACTTGCGGCTGTTTCAGCAGCAGATTGAGCAGGGGCCACTAACCCTTCTGCTCTGCTTCGTCTGTATTGGGCTTGTGCCGCTTCAAGGTCTTTGATTTCTTGTTCTTGTTGTGCTTGACGTGTTAGGTCCATGCCTAGTATCTGGGATGCCAAATCCGCTTCTAGACGCTGTCTGCTTTCATCCTGCATCTGTTGACCTAGCAATGCCATCTGCGGTTGTGCTGTGGGTTGTGAAAGCCTTGCACGCTCTGCTTCCGCATACTGTTGCGCCTGTTGTCTAGCACCACGCATCTGAGATTCAATCTGAGCACGTTCACGCTCTGTCAACCCAAGCGCACCCATCTCTTGTTTGCGTTGCATCTCACGAAGTCGTTTTCTTTGGTCACGTTCATACTTGCTAGGAATAATGTCAGGCAACGCACCAATAGCCGTGCCTGCACCACTTAACAATGCACTTTGACCTAACGCATTAGCACCCAAAGCCGCCCCGCCTTTTGCCGCCGCTGCCTTCAATGCCATTAAACCTGCTGTTGTACCTATTGTTCCGATTGCCATAGTTCACCTACACATGAAATGTTTCTATTGTAAAAGACTGACAGTTAATGTTGCCCTTCTCAACTTTGGCATTGACTGCCACTGAAAACTTATATCTTCCTGCATCTAATGTTAGCATACGGGTCATCATTATGCTGCGATGTCCTGCTGCGGTACCTTCTGCGCCAGCGTCAACCGCTGCACCACCTGGTGAGCCTGGCGTAGGTACGACACCTGTATACAGTTCAAAAACATATGTAGACGTTCCTGTATATTCAGTTAAAATCCCGCTTTTTTCATAAATAAGCAAGAATCTATTGTCCCATCTGCCGTTGCCTGGACTTCTAGTTACAGTTGAGTTAGTCTGCCCAAAAGCTTTGGCATAAAAAGTAATCATTACTTTGGTACCATTTTTAGTAATGACTACTTCTGAACCGGTGTCTGTTAGTGACTGGTAGTCTTCTACCGTAGTAGAGATTTGATTGTCGCTCTTAGTGGTCGCTGTGAACCAACTATATTCTTGTGGGAGTCGTAACTTTGATACACCCTGTAAAGTTTTAGAAACAAAGTCAGCAGTTTGTACAGAAGATACAAGCCTAGGGGTAGCAATACTCTCTCCAACAATGGTATCAGTATCCACGTCTGTATCTTCGATTTCTTGATTGACATAAGACCTCAGCTTATCTTCGTTTGACGCATGGTCAGTTGCTGATAACACTGTATCATTTACATATGTATATGGCTTTGTAAATCCCATTAGTTCTCCACAATGATAACTTGTATGTGATTATGCTGAATGTTTATCTCATTGTTTGTTAGCCCAACACACGCTTGCAATTCAATGGCATTAATAACATTACCTGCTGGCAAAGTATACAGTCCACTAAAACAAAATGTTACGTAATTAATTTTAAGTTGTGTGCCTGTTGCTTCAGTGGTGTAAGCACCTTTTGGAGTAAAACTGTATGTGCAGTTTGCCATGTCAACAGTACTTGGTGTACCACTACTATTTAAAGACATGAGCAATCGAAAGGCGTAGGTGTTGTGGTCAATCTCTGCCAATGAACCATCGCCATCGTCCGTATCTAAATCAACAATAGCTACAAGACCACTGGCATGAACACGAATAACGACATCAGAATGTGTACTGTAGTTTGGTTCTACCTTGCTTGGTTCTGTCGCCACATTTTCAATGGTTGTAAATGCAGTGCTAGTTGTCGTCCAATTTACAACTCCATCATAGTCAAACGTATATAGATTAACAATTGAGTTTGAACTACTGAAATGCTCACGTTGTGCCCACTCAGTATCTAGGTTTACATCCTCAATATCATCACCAGCAACACTATCATAAACAGCATTTAGTTGCGGTGCAGTTGGTGCTTGACCTTCTCCAAAATACTGATTGCTAATACGTCCCATGTTTACCTCTTTGTATTGCAAGCCCAAATTGATGCACCGTATATTTCCATGATGGAAATAGGATTGTCATCAACACCAAGTTCATCTTCTGGATTTGTTGTGATTGTTTGCCATTTTAGTTGCAATCGCACAGGTTGACTTCCCACAAAAAACTTAAATGGAATAGATAAGTTTGCTAGTCTTGGATACACCCTACCAGTTTCTGCAATTAATATGTCATTGCAAAACAAACCCCATCGTGACCACCAGTTCTCCGACCACGGTACAGCAGTTTGATTAGAGTTTTCTAAAATGTCCATACCATGTCGAAAGTTTATGTCGAAACATCCGTTAAGTGTTCCGCTCTTGGCATCAAACTCTAATACTAAGTCATTGAAGGCAGCATCTATATCAGACAAATCGTTCCAACCGCTAGACCAACTGTTGTTTTGCAAGTCAAAAGATACCAGTGGTAAGTGTATATTAACACTGCCTTCATAGGTATTCCAGCGTCTAACAAAGTGATAGTCTTGTGTTTGTCCTTCGTGTTTGAATCCATACACGTTTGAAGTGCTTTGTGATGTTAGTGTTGGTGGTGCTAGTTTAAGTTTGTCTATGGTATCCACTGGAAAGTTCTGCCCATCCAATCTACCATTGTACTCACCAATCACAGCACGTGTGTTGTCATTGATGTTCTCTGGCTTTACTTGGTCGTAGTTCTTTTGACCTACTTGCGTAAATACTTTCATCGTGACGTCCTCGTAGACTGGTTGAGTGCAGGCATAGCCTGTGCATCTGATAGCAAGTTGAATGACACCAGATGCCATCTTTGGTCATTGGTGGTCTTGATGCCAAACTGAAACTGATCACACAGTTGTGTGTTTACATCGTATCGCAATGTGATCAACCTGCCTTCGGTTAGTTTACTTTGGTTTACCTTGAAGGGCACCTTGGTAATACTACGGTCAGTTGGTCCAAATACCGGGTCCTCATTCAAGGTGTATACCGTTTCAGACTTTGCTTGTTTCTGCGATGTGGTGGCGTTCTCTACGTATGAGTAGTCTACCCCATAGTAAAAGTCGAAGTTGTTGTCACCGTATGACATGATACGCACTTCTACACTGTAGTAT